CGGAGTTCGATAAGGTTCATGTTCAAGAGCAGGCCCTTGTACGAGGTCTGAGTCCACACGCCACCAGCAATCGTGCCGATGAACGTCGAGGGGTGCAGCCGGACCGTCCCGAAGTCGCCCTGGAACACGTCCATCGCTTGGATGTAGGTGTCCGCAGCAGCGTCACGCTGGAAGGTCTGGATCTTTGTTGCCCCACTGCCAGTCACTCCGGCTGTGGATGTTGTCGTCAATGCGGTTGTCCCAAGCAGGGCTGTAAACGCACGCTTCAGGTCAGTTCCCACCACAGCGTCAAACGAGGCGTAGTGCCCAGTTTGGTCGTAGATCGACTTCAGAACACCCTGAACCGCTGTGTCTGTCAGGGAGCTGGAAGCTCCAGTCAAGATGCTGGTTGTAGGAGTGCGGAAGATCGACGGAATGTCGCCAGGGGTGGCTGTGCCAGTCCCAGCGTTGCTGATCCATGTCTGAAGACCAGCCGTGAGGTAAGGCACGCTGCCGTTGTCGGCCTGCGCTGTCTGGTTGGACGCCACAATGGCTTCCAAGTCACGCTTGATCCCAGTGATCGCCTTGCTCACGTTGTCAGCCAACTCGTCGCGAACACCAGCCACGTCGGCAATGTCCTGAGTGAGATTGGAGACACGGACCACGCGACGACGGATCTGCGCGTAGTTGGCCAATTCAGCGCGATACCCAACAACGTAGTTGGAGATGTCGCCAGACACCACGTCGGTGCCGTCAACGATCCCAGTCACGACGGGCTGAGGCAGCGAGTCAGCCTGCCAACGGAAATACATATTTCCGGGCTTGCTGCCCTTGCGGGCCATGGATGTGATAGGCGTGTCACGAGCGTCCACAAGGGCGATCATGTCAGCCAAGTCTTCGCGTTTACCGCGACCGCTCAAATTAGGTTCAGTAAGTAGAGGCATAGTTGTCTTTCAAGTTGAAGTTGGCGGGCTTAAACAAAGCCCATTGCTTTTACCAAGTCTTTGATGCCTTGCTGACTGGATGTATCCTTAACAAAACGAGCTTTGGCTTTCGCCAAGTCGTTGACTGAACTTGCGGACGCTGGGGGCGCTTTAGAAACACTCGGCTGTGCCGGTGCTCTCTTGATGGGAGCCGCAGCAGGAGCGGCTTTCTTGGCCTTGAGGTCGTTGTACGCCCTCATCCCAAGAACAACCAAACCAGCCACATGCTTCCAATCTGCACGCCGTTTCTTCAGCTCAGGGAACTCACGCAACACAACTTGTGCGGCGTTGTACTCTTCGCTTTCAGGTTTGTTCCACCATGGGAAATCTGAAACCACTTCACGCTCAGCCGCTGCTTCATTTTGCAGGTAGTGAAAGCGATTCGGCAGTTCGATCTCCTTTCGTCGCAATACTTGAGCTTTAAGAAAGCGGACTTGATCCTGACTCAGTTCCAGCTCTTTCCCATCAGGCAAGGGCAACACCCCTCCATCTGGGTTTTGTTCGCACCACAAAAGCTGGTCGATAGTAGCCTCAAACTCCTTTTTGACTTGGTCAACAGAGGTTAAGGACTCCGCCCACTCAGATGTTTGTGGAACAGAAGCAGGAACTGCTGACTTGGTTTGCTCCAACTCACGCTGGAGTTCTACAAGCCTAGCTTTCTGAGCTTCAAGTTCAGCCTGGGCGGCCTTTTTCGCAGCAACTAACTTGTTGATGCGCTTCTGGACACCCTTTGTCAAAGAACTCTCATCAGCTTCAGGCTGATCGGATTCCCCTTCTTCTTCCTGAGGAACTTCGTCGTTAGACGGCTCTTCAGCAGCTTCAGGCTCATCCTTCTGCTTCCCCTCTAGGGCTGGGGCCGCCTCCTCCTCGTCGAGGAATCCCGATTTAAGCAAGTCACTTAGACTATGCTCATCAAGTTGACCGAGTTTTTCAGCAACGGGTGTTTCTGCTGCCTCCTGAGCCCCGGACTCAGGCTGTGCTTCTGCTTCGCTCATGCTATAAGGTAGCAAGTCCTTTCGTAATCAAGCCAGTAACGCTGGCAGGCCCGTTGTTGGCGTTATGCCAAATCTTCTTCAGGAGTCAAGCCATTTAATAGCCTAGCTTCTCTTCTCATCTCTATAAGAGCAGACAAGATGTAGTTTATGCCGTCAGCTTGACCGCAAAAATGCACCCTATCTTCACCCTTTGTTGCGCTGTTGATAGCCTGCAAAACCAGTGTATTTTGGGTTTCCTGCAAGAACTTGATCAGTTCAGTGTACAGGATGCTTGTGCCAGCAAAGCCAAACGCTTTCTTCTGATTTTCGGTCATTGTGGTGTTTCTGGCGTGACTCCAATACGTCCAATCACAGCGTTTTGCTGCTGCATTACGCTCATCTGCATGCTCTTGACGTATTTCTCAAACAACTGCTGGAAGTTTGGATCCTGCTGCAAAGCCGCTTGAGCTTTCGGGTTGGATTGAAGGACCTGCTGGGCGTACTGAAGTTTGGTTTGAGCGGCTGGATCGTTCTCCTGATACAGAGCTTCGTTGCCAAGTAGCATCATGCCGATGTCCGTCTGGACATCCTTGAACATCTTCTGGCTGGCCTGCTGCTGGTTCATGATCAGTTGATCGGCCAACTCTGGCGCAATCGCTCGGATCATCATCTCAACCAAAGCGTTTGAGTTAAGCACCCCACCAGAGTCCATCTGCTTGATGGATGTCAGGAACTGGATCTTCTGCGCGATGTACTCCTTATCCATGTCCATGACATCGAACCGGAGATTGAAGTCGAACTCGCTATGAACCTCAGACAACGCCTTAGGAAGCTGTCCACCAGTGATCCGCATGATCTCTTCTTGCGACATATACTGACAGCACAACGAAAACATCTGCCGAAACACGCTTCTCCACGTCAAAAGCCAAGAGTTCACCAGCTTTTGCTGTAAAAGCTGCGTCTTCTGCGGAGCAACGTCTACGCTGGCCGTCCCGAAATAGGCTGCATGATTGGCTTCAACGCGCCGGATCAAGTTGAACGCAACTGTAGGCTCCCGAGCCGGTGGCTCCATGAAGCTGTAGTCCCCAGGGCTGACAACCGGCAGCGAAATCCCTGGACCAACCTTATTGATCGCGCCTACACGCTTGACGACCTTGATGGGCGGAAGTGTCGAGAACGCCGTGTGGTCTCGGATCGAGTCGTGCTGCGCCTTGATCTCATCCTGATCAGTAGAAGCAAGTTCAGGAATGCCGCGAGTGTCCACCACAGCGCGACGTAACTGCTCCCGTCGGAACTCAACAAATGGATACTCTCCATGTGCATAATCAAGACGCTCATGCTTCGCCCAAGATGCCGAATCCTCTGTCCTGTCGCTAGCTGCCTGCGGGCAAATCACCGTGTAGTAGATCGCCGGAGCATTTCCATCTATCGATTTGGTGTAGCAGTACACCACTTCGACCATGTTCATGTAGTTGACGCCGTTGTAGACCAGCATCGTCGTCGTCGGCAGCAGATTGAGGTTGTAGTAGGTGCTACTTTTCCCGATTTGCTGCAAAGCACGCTCAACCCAGTCAGCATTCCAGCCTTCTGTGGTGATCTTTTCCCGTAATTCCACCTCAGACATCCACGTTCTTCGGAAAATCACTCGGCTCCGCTGCAAATCTGCTGTTTCCGGCGGGAAAATGATCTCATCCCACGGTTTTAACGCCACAATATCAGGCAAATTGCGGCTAACATACTCCTCATCCAGTGTCGTGACCCCAGTTTCAGCCAACTCCTTGACCATTCTCTTGGCTTCAGAAGCCGAAAGGTCGGGGACTGCCATCTGAAGGATCTCAATAGCTTGATCTGGAGCTGTAACCATCAGGTTCGGAAGCTCTTGAAGCACTTGGCTGCCAGATTGAGCCGCCAGCCCCATCACTTCCTGCATCGTGATCTGTTGGGTGCGCTTGCTAATGTTCTGTTGCCATCCAACAAAGAAGGCACTCCAGCCATATTGAAGCGCATACTGAGCCCCAAGCTCAGCTTCCTTCATGAGCTGGTGCGGCATCTTGTTGTCGCGAATCCAGCGCATCAGAGTGGTCGCTACACTGCTGCCGGACATGTCGCTTAACTCAGTCCCATTGACGCGAATGTCAGCCTTTTGGAAGGCCGTCACAAGCAAAGCTGCCAGTTCATTGCAGCTCGCATCGATAAGCCGGTTCCTGACGTCGCTAGCCCCTTCAAATGGCCAAGCTGGGCTCCCATCCGGCCTGTGTTCAGAGTGCTTCTTCCCGTCATCTGTCTGCCCAGGCCACCTTGTGAAGCGAATGTTATCAAACTTGGTCACCAAGTTGCCTTGGCTGGCGTTGACCATGGCACGATTGTACTCGTTCAGAAGCTCCCCAACATGCGGAGTATCTGAAGCAATCGCCAGCAAATCTGTCTTGGAATCCATACGCTTAATAGCTGCCAACCGTCTGGAGACGCTTCATCTGCTTATCCCACTCAGCACCTCCAATGTGCCTTGGCTGCATAACCACCAAGTAACCTAAAGCATCGATTGGGTCTTTACAAGCACCCTTCTGTCCATCTTGTCCGGTCCATTCCCGCATGGAATAGATCAAGTTCTGGCAAGACTCATGGATAAGTAGCTTGGGATGGTTCTTCCCATGCTCAATCGGCATCTCCCGGTCATAGCACAGAAGGTCGTTGATAATCAGCACACGTTCATCCACAGAAACCCCAGCCGATGGAATAAAGTGGAGCGGGTTTTCAACATCCATCATCAAGTCCAGCAGAGTAACGCCACCATCCTTGCTCACCGCTTCTGTCCCGGCACTCCTCGGGTCAATGTACCGTTCAGCGATCTCTTCGCGCTTCTTGCTCTCTGAATGGGTCTCTAAAGCCCAAACAAGTTGTGTGTACTCCTCAACTCCCCTGCCAGCACCCTGCTTCTGCGCCGGGCCAGGCTTCCCGTCCGACTTGTCTCCAGGTAGCGCCCACTCACCATAAGAGATGTCCGGCCATTCACGATAAACCCAGATCACTCCAGCCGGATCCACCCTAGCCCATAGCATGAACCAGTTCCGTGCTCCGGCAGGATCACAAACCATGTAGTTCGTTCCCTCCTTGGCCATCTCTGTCACCGGCCCCGTGAAGATGTTCTTGTCGCTAAACAGAGGAAACTGGCTGCCAGCCGTTTGCTCCGCCCAGCCATAAGCACGAATCTTAACGTCATGCGTACTTCGGCTCTTGAGCGTATGTTTCATGCGCTCCCAGTTGTTGTACGGGTTCAATTTGGAGTGAAACCAAATACAAGCGTGGCGTCCGTACAGGCTTTCAGCCGTGTAGGGCATATGCCCTGGAGGAACACCCACAACATTCGCGTGCGGCAGAAGCTCGCTCTCCTTCCAGCTCGTGAACTTGCTGCTCGTGATGAACTCCTTGACCGTCTGCGTGTACCCAAGGATCGGCGTAAACGTGACAAGCAGCTTCCCGTTCCTCGTCACAAGCCGGTATCTCAACGTCTCAAGCCAGTCCTGCGGCACAAGTTCATCGCACCAAATCAAGTCAACCTCACCACCCTCAATGACCTTGATGTCTTGAGCGTAGTTCAGAAACCACATCTGGTTCTTCTGAAAGACCGCCGTGTTGTCACTGAACCCGTTCTTCTGCGTCCAGCTCACCTGAGTCGTCTTGCTCTTCCTCACCTCCTTCAGTTCCGAAGGCAGGTATTTGTAGATGACATTCTGCTGGTACCCAACGCTTGTCATGTTCGTCGTGTGCAGGCACCAGATGTTGATCCCACGACGTTCAGCCTTCTCCCTGATCCAGCTTGGCGTGTTCCCACTGGGGTCATGACCAACAAACGCCTGGACCACTCGCTTGGCTGCGTACTCCGTCTTGCTCGCCCGGTTCCCGCCCAAGATCAGCATCTCGTTGAACCGAGTCATCAAATCGTCAGCATCCTTCCACGCTGGCAGCTCTGTCCCGTACCGGAAGGGATCAGTCAGCTCAGCCACAATCCGCTGCTCCCGCATCACGAACATCTCGATCACCTTCTCCGGGCCAAGGTTCTCAATCATGCGCTGCCGCTCCACCTTGCTCGGGTTCGGCATGATCGGAT